CTGGTAATTTTGTAGCTTTACCAAACAATAGAGTTAGAGCAACAAACCCAGCTCTTTGGCGTGTTGGTGAAGGGCCACCCGACTTTTCACCAAGTCAATGGATTCACTCAGCAGAGAAACACGATAGTTATATGGATTCATACACAACATTTGATAATCTATATAATCAAGATGATAGGAAAGATTAATGGCATTATCTGGAAGTACAAATTTTGAACCGAACGTAACAGAGTTTATTGAAGAGGCGTACGAGAGGTGTGGTGCTGAATTAAGAACAGGATATGATCTTAAAACTGCCATTAGAAGTGTAAATCTTATGTTAGCAGAGTGGGCTAATAGGGGTCTAAATCAATGGACTATAGAGCAAGCTACCCAAACTGTTACAGAAGGCACATCTAGTTATTCACTTAATGCAAACGTAATTGATGTTTTAGACGTAGTAGTGCGTAGGACAGTAAATCAAGAACAAACTGATATAAGCATGAACAGAATTAGTAGATCTGAATATCTAAACATTCCGAATAAAGAAACAAAAGCAAGACCATCACAATTCTTTTTTGACAAACTCACTACACCTGCCTTAAAAGTATGGCCTGCACCAGAAAATAGCACAGACATATTAGTTTTTAATAAATTAGTAAGAATGGATGATGCAGATGTGGCCACTAACACAATGGACATGCCTTTTAGGTTTTATCCCTGTTTTGTTGCAGGTTTAGCATATTATTTATCCATGAAGAAAAATCCACAACTTACTCCTCAGCTTAAAGCAATGTATGAAGAGGAGTTCAGAAGAGCAGCAGACCAAGATGAGGATAGAGCATCATTCAGAGTAAGACCTGATATAAGGATGAACTGATGGCATACGCTCTAGGAAAGTTTGCTAAAGGTTTATGTGATAGGTGTTCGTTTGAATATAAACTACACGAACTTAGAGAGGAATGGAATGGCGCAAAAGTTTGCCCCCAGTGTTACGAACCAAAACACCCACAATTAGAGCCATTAACAGCCACTGCAGATCCCGAAGCTTTATACAAACCACGGCCTAATAATGATGCAGAAGAGGGTGAAGGATTTGTTGTTGTGGTCAATTCAAATATTTTCAGACCAGACTACATGAATCCATCAACTTTACCTACAAACTTTACTGTGTCTGAGATGACAGGTGGTGTAGGTGAGGTTACAATAGTTATCACATGACATTAGCCGAACTCAAGACATTAATACAAAACTATGTTGAAAACGAAGAAACCACGTTTGTAAACAGCTTAGATGACTTTATAAAAAACGCTGAAGAACGCATATTTGAACTTATACAGTTTGATTTTTTTAGAAAGAATGTAACAGGATCTCTTACTGCTGGAAACACATATTTAACAGCACCAACAGATTTTCAAATGAGTTTTTCGCTTGCAGTTATTGATGGTAATGGCGATTATCACTATCTAGATAAGAAACATCCTTCTTTTATGCGTGAATACAGCGTAGATCCCACAGATTCAACGCTAAGGGATTTGCCTAAGTATTACGCTGATTTTGATAAAGAACTCTCTACAGCGTCTAATAATGGCTCTACATTGATAGTAAGCCCTGTACCAGATTCTAATTATAGCGTTGAGTTACACTATCTTTTTAAACCAAATTCATTAGTTACAGATACTACAGGCACATGGTTGTCAAATAATGCAAGAAATGCTTTGCTATATGGGTGTTTGGTAGAGGCAAATATATTTTTAAAGGGGGAAAGCGATATGCAACAACAATATGAGCAACGCTTTATGATGGAAATATCAAGGTTGAAAAACCTTGCAGAAGCTAGGGGGAGAAGAGATGAATACCGTTACGATTCTTTGAGGTCATCGGTATCATAAAATAAAAATGAGTAATACAGAAAGCCTTAAAGGCAAAACAGTTGCCATCGTTGGTATGGGTAAAAGTTGGTTTGATTATAATTTAGCAAAATCACATGGCGTACATTTCGATGAAGTATGGGCTATAAATGGAGTAGCATCAGTAATATATCACGATAGAGTATTTATGATGGACCCTGCATCACGCTTTCTAGATACGGAAGACGCTGGTGGCCAGACAGAAAGTATGAAAGAAATGCTTCTAGAGCATGAGGGTCCTATATACACTTGTGAGTTGGATGAAAGATGCCCTGGATTAGTAGAATATCCACTTGAAGAAGTAGTCCAGTATTCAAATTGTCATTACCTAAACAACACAGTGGCCTATGCTATAGCTTTTGCATTTTGGAATGAAGTTGCAAATCTCAAACTTTTTGGTATTGATTTTTCTTATAAAGGTAATTTGCACTTTGCAGAAGCAGGACGTGGATGCGTTGAGTTTTGGCTAAGCAAATGTATATCAGCTGGTATGCAAGTAGAAGTAGCTCATACATCAAGTTTGTTAGACACAGATGTACCAGCAGAACAAAAACTTTATGGTTATCATAGACTTAAAAATCCATATATCATTTTAGTAGACGAGAAAGGTATAAAGCTTGAACGCATTGATAATCTTGATATTGTTAAAAAATCACAAGAACCAACGCTAATTGATCGTAACGATAGTCATTTGAAACCTCCAGAACCTAAAAAATGGTAGATAAGATCACACCTGCTGGGATGCCAGAATTAGGTATTATTGAAGCTAAAACTTCAAATTTTGGCGGCCATCCCCCTGAATTTTGGGCTGAAAGACTTACAGAAAAAATTGTAAGTTACTCCGAAGACAATGAGCCACACATCAAAGAACAAGCCAAAGCTTACAAAGATGCCATATATCAGGTGTGTTTGATTTATATAAAAAATGCGTTAAAATCTTATAAAGCCTCTCTAATACAAGATCTAATAGGTGGTGGAGAGGAAGAATTAGCAAAAATTATTAGAGGAATTTGATATGGCTATAAGCTCTACATTAACCACAAGTTTCAAAAAAGAACTTCTTGAAGCTGTGCACAATTTTAAAAACTCTGGTGGTGATACCTTTAAATTAGCATTATATACAAGTTCAGCTACTTTAGGTGCTACAACTACAGCTTTTACCACTACAGGACAAGCTAGTGGCACAAACTACACATCTGGCGGAAGTAATTTAACAAGAGTAGATCCTACATCTAGTGGCACCACTGGTTTTACTGACTTTGCAGATTTAACATTTGGTACTGCGACTATAACTGCTAGAGGTTGTATGATTTATAACTCAACGGATAGTAATAAATCTGTAGCAACTATAGATTTTGGTGGTGACAAAACATCTACAGCAGGCGATTTCACAATAGTATTCCCTGCAGCAGCAGCAAGCACAGCGATTATCAGAATAGCTTAGCCTTATGGCTAATGTAACTGGTTGGGGTAGAGGCACCTGGGGAGAAGGGCCTTGGAGTGAACCCATACCTGTTACACTTACAGGTGTATCAGCTACAAGTGCACTCGGCACTGTTTCAGTTGTAGCAAAAGCTAATGTAACACCTTCATCACAAGTCGGCACAGGATCCGTAGGATCACCTAGTATTGATGGTGAAGCTAATCTTACTCTTACAGGACAATTAGCGACATCTGCTATCGGCACACCTACAGTTGTTGCAAAAGCTAATGTAGCACCGACAACACAAGTTGCTACTACTTCTGTTGGAACTTTAACAATAACGGGTAAAGCAAATATTACTCCTAGCTCGCAAGTAGCGACCTCAGCTATAGGGGGAGTTGGAGTAAACGGTGATGCCGTAGCAAATGCACCTGGAGCAGTCGGATCTGTAGGCAGTGTTGGAGTTGATGTAGATGGCGAGGCAAATGTTGTAATATCTGGGTTAGGCGCAACATCTGCAGTTGGATCTTTAACAATACATCACAATGCAAAATTTAGTATAGATGGCGTAGGGAGCACATCTGAGGTTGGTTCTGTTACGACAATTTCAAAGTCAACAGTTACATTATTAGGTGTTGAAGCAACAGGTTTTGTGACTGATGTGCTTGTTTGGGGATTGGTTGACGAAGAACAAACAAAAAACTTTTCTAACATCTCAGACGATCAAGCCTCTAGTTTTAGTGCAATAAATCAAACACAAACCCAAAATTATGCTAATATTGATGATGACCAAAGTTCATCCTTTGCTGAAATTAATGAAACACAAACCCCAGATTGGGAAGAGGTAGCATAAAATATGGCAACGTATGTTAATGATTTAAGATTAAAAGAAATAGCAACAGGTGATGAGTCAGGTACTTGGGGGGCTTCGACCAACACTAATTTAGAGCTCATTGCTGAGGCGTTTAGCTTTGGCACAGAGGCTATAACAACCAACGCAGACACCCACACTACTACTATTGCAGACGGCTCTACTGATCCGGGTAGATCTATTTATTTAAAATATACAGGCACACTTGATTCGGCTTGCACCATTACAATTGGCCCAAATACCGTATCTAAGCTTTGGTTTATAGAAAACGGTACCTCTGGGTCACAAAACATTATTATTTCCCAAGGATCTGGTGCTAATGTCACGATTCCAGCAGGTCATGTAAAAGCCGTATATTCAGACGGAGCTGGTTCTGGTGCAGCTATGGTTGATGCTTTTACTAACTTAAATCTAGGTGGCACTACAACAGTAGATGACTTAACTATCTCAGACGATCTGACAGTTACAGATGACATGACTGTTGGTGGCACATTAGGAGTTACAGGTGTTGTAACTGCAAACGCAGGTGTAGTTGTAGATAACATAACTATAGATGGTACAGAAATAGATTTATCAAGTGGCGATCTTACGATAGATGTTGCGGGAGATATTATTCTTGACGCAGATGGTGGAAATGTAACTTTTAAAGATGGTGGTACCGCAATAGGTGATTTGGTTAACTCATCTTCAGATTTTGTTATAGAGTCAAAAGTTCAAGACAAAGACATAATTTTTAAAGGTGATGATGGTGGTTCTGGTATAACAGCTCTTACTCTTGATATGTCAGCAGCAGGTGCAGCTACTTTTAACAGTACAGTTACCGCCACAGGTACTTCTGTTTTTGCAAGTCTAGACATATCTGGCGATATAGATGTAGACGGCACAACCAACCTAGATGTAGTAGATATAGATGGTGCTGTAGATATGGCTTCTACTTTACAAGTAGACGGAGCTATTACATCCTCTTCCGCAGCCACTATAACGACAGCAGATAATAACCCACAAATGACTCTGGTTTCTACAGATGCAGATGCAAATGTAGGACCTGTTTTAAAATTATATAGAAACTCTAGTTCACCTGCTGATGATGATTTATTAGGAAGAATACAATTTACTGGCGAAGATGATGCTGGTAACGAAAACACTTTTGCACGAATAAATGTAATAGCCACCGATGTTTCTAATGGTTCTGAAGATGCAAGAATGGAATTTGCACCAGCAGTAGCAGATGATTTTACGCCTACTATGAGTTTAACATCAGGGAATGTTGGTATAGGTACTACAAGTCCTACATCTTTATTACATTTATCTGCATCTTCTTATCCTAAAATTACATTAAATGATGAAACAGGTGTAGATAGAGCATTTAGTGTTGGCACAAGCAACGAAACATTTACTATTAGAAATGAAACAGGAAGCACAGATTCATTTGTTATTGATAATTCTAATAATGTTGGTATAGGAACTGCAAGTCCTGATTATGCCCTTCATGTAACAGGTTCAGGAGATACTGTAATAGCAGCTACAGCAGGAGCATCATCTATAGCAGGATTAAATTTAGGTAATAGCACAAACAAAGCTGATGGTGGTATTCGTTATGACAATAGTTCTGATGCTTTAATATTCAGAGCATCAAATGCTGAAAAAATGCGTATTGATTCTTCAGGAAATCTTGGTATCGGAACTACAAGCGTTATTGGTAAGGTTCATGCAAACGATAGTGGAGGAGCTACAGTTACTCTTACAAGAACATCTGGTGCAACTTCTGGTAATTTAGGAAAGTTAAGATTTGGTAATACAGATATTGATAGCGACCTTGCATCTATTGTAGCAATTCAAGATGGTGCAACAAATAATAGTGCA